ATGCTGAAAACCGCAACACGCAGCGCTTATGCCTATCCGGATGCTATGCACTCACAAGAAGCGCGACCTCTTGAAAACTGTAGAGGGGTCCGGTGGTTGGACACCGAACCCAGCGCTTCCGGGAGTGCCAGAAGCATGCGACAAAAAGAGCTTAGCGACTTTAGCGTTGACGGTGTAGCGTGCCCGACGTGCGGTGTCGACAAGTTCGATTGCACGTCGGCGATGAAACAACACCATGCGATGGCGCATGGCGAAAGCATTGCTGGCGTTGAGGTGAACTGCGAGCAGTGCGGGGACACTTTCACGTCTTTTGAGGTTAACGACCCCAACGATTTCTGTTCTCGCGAATGTCAGGGGATTGCCAATCGCGATCGCGTGGAACTGGTTTGCGAATATTGCGGCGACTCGTTTGAAGTAAGGTCTAGCCGCGGCTATCGCCGATTCTGTGGACTTGAGTGCGCGCACCGCGGCCAAGATCAGCCGACGAACCGCGTCGAACTAACCTGTAAAAACTGTGGTGATAGCTATGAACGACCAGAGTCGGAGGTGGGGTCATCGACATTCTGCCAAGCGAGTTGCCAGCACGAATGGCGGTCTAAGAATCGCCGTGGCCCCAACCACCCACAGTGGACAGGCGGGGTAACAATCCATCGGTCGGTCACGCACCAACTCCCTCACCCGTGGGGAACGACACGCCGAGGTTTCTTAGAGGATAACGACGGCAAGTGCGAGCTCTGCGGTAAAGCCATCACAACCCGAAAAAATGTCCATCACATCATACCCGTACTTGCGGGTGGGGTCAACGCAGACGAACTGTTAATGCTACTCTGCTCAGTTTGCCATCAAACTGTAGAATCCTACACGAGACAATTCACTGAACGCCATCTTGTCAAGCCTCTCGCGGATGGTGAAGAAAAATGAATTGGAAAGAGGCCGCCCGCCAGTCCGAGCGCGTCATTGAGAGCGCGCAGGGGGTATAGATGACTGACAGCTGGTACGATGGTATTTGCTCCCGCTGCGGGCGAGACACACGCGTCACGCGCGTCGACCATCCCGAGTTCGCGGAGGCGTGCTTGCCGTGCGTCGACGGGCTGGCCGAGGCCGACGCGGCGACCGATGGAGGCAACCGATGACCGACGACGAACTCGTCCACGGCGGCATCTGCCCGGTCTGCGACGAGGAGTTCACCGACGCAGGCACCATCATGGGCGAACTGGAAGGCGAGTCCAAACTCGTCAAACTGTGCGTGGTTGAGGCGAATGGCCACGGTACCGGCGGCGACGCGATAATCCATTTAGACGAGTGGCTTGCGGACGGAGGTCAGGGATGAGTGAACGGACAGTTATTGACCTCTTCGCCGGCCTCGGAGGCTTCAGCGCCGCGTTCGCCGAGGCCGACGGCTGGGAGGTCGTGACCGTCGACATCGACGAGCGCTTCGAGCCGGACATCCAGGCCGACGTGTTGGACCTGCGACCCGCCGACCTCCCCGAGGCCGACATGGTGCTGGCGAGTCCGCCGTGCACCGAGTTTACGATCGCCGCAAGCCGCTTTGAACGCGTCATCGACGGCGAACCGCAAACGCCCGCCGCACGCGAGGCGGTCGCGCTCGTCTACCATACCATCGGCCTTATCAAAGCGCTCGCGCCGGAGTACTGGTTTCTGGAGAACCCGCAGGGGTACCTCCGGCAGGTGATCGGCGAGCCCACCGGCCGGCTCACGTACTGTCAGTACGGGGAGAATTACATGAAACCGACCGATCTGTGGGGCGAGCACCCACCCGGATTCTCCTATCGGTCGTGTTCGTACGGTGCGGCTTGTCACGAGTACAACACCGACCGAGCGAACGGTGGCGATGGCAACCTGAGCGGTTTGGAGTCGTACACCCGCGACCCCGCCGAACGCGCGAAGGTCCCGCGGGAACTGAGCGAGGCGATCCTTGAAGCCGTCGAGGAGGCGCACGCGAACCCGCCGCCCGAACAGGTGACGCTCGGGAGGTCGGCATGACCCCCGCCGACAACACACCGATAACGGACGCCCCCGGCTTCGGCGTTGCCGAGTGCCCGCGGTGTAAGGGCAGCGGCGAAATCAAGACCTACGATCCGCCGCGGTTCGAGAACGCCCGACTCCCCCACGCCGTCGAAGTCCCGTGTCCGACGTGCGCCGCACGAATGCGGGTTGATGACGGCTGGGAGTGTGACATCTGCGGGACGACGCGGCCGTTCGACGCCGACGCGCTGCACGATCGGATCGTCGACGATGACGTGTTCCTCCGAAGCGCCGGCAAGCCGGGGATGCTGTGCGGCGAGTGCCCGGTCTGTGGCGCGGCGGTGGACGTGGTCGGCGACCCGGACGGCGCGCTCGTCTGCGAATCGTGCGGGGAGTTTTACGCCTATCAGTACAGTGACGAGTGGTACGCGTACGCCGAATGGGTGGGCGACGGTCCGGCGGTCGTCAATCCGCGGGAGGTGTTGGACGATGGCTAATTCAATCGATTCGTACCGCGACCCCTACACAAAACGGCCGTCCGACTGGCGGCGAGAGTGGCCGCGGGGACCGCTCGGATTGATCAAGTCCGCCCCCACGGCGATCGGGTTCTGTCGTCTGTGCAGTGCGAACGCCCGCCGGACCACCACCGTTCGGGGCGTGTTCGATTGTCCGGACTGCTTCTGGCAGTGGGCAGACGAACGAGTCGGACAGCAACCACGCGACCTTGACGACTTCTTCAGTGACTCATGACCGACCACTCCACCCCCCGAAACCGCACTTGCGACGAGCACGGCCCGCGCCGCGACGACGACCTGCCGGACTGTCCCGGCTGTGCGGACGCGACCCGACTCGTCGAGACGGAGCAGCGACTTGAGGCCGTCGAAGCAGGACTTGACGAGCTAGAGCAGCGACTTGAGGCCGTCGAAGGAGGACTTGACGAGCTGGAGGCCGACGGATGAGCGACGGTGACAACTCCTCGGCAGGGACCGACTGTCAGTCAAAGACGGTTATGCTTCGTGGCGAGCGCCACGACACGATCCATATCCACGGTCTTGGTGACGTGAACGTAGTCCGACGGACACAGCCATACTTCGGCCCGAAGCTACTGCTCCACGACGAAGAACGCAACCAGAACTGGCTTTTGACAGCGCCGGGGCCACACTCGGACCTTCAGCTTTGGCAGCCGCGAACCGGCGACGAAGGACGCGTCGGGTGGGAGAAATTCGAGACTGTGACCGCGCGAATCGAATCGGTCGACCAGTACCGTATTTGCGAGTGTGGAGAGCCGATCAAGACGCTGGAGCATGAGCGAAAGGCGGCGATGGGGGTAGCCAGGCATGCCTAAGACTTGTTCAATCTGCGGCCAAGAACTTGACCCGAACTCGCTCTCCGGGCCGGCCCACGCCCGCAAGCACAAAAACGAGTTCGCGGACATGGTGGGCCGTCGGCCGCGGGACTACGATGAGGTCCGCGAGCTCTTCGAGCGGCACTCGACGACCACGTTGGAGGACTTTGCATGAGCGACGCCGCCGACCATTTCGCTCTCTTCAGCGGCGGTCACGATTCGCTCGTTTCGACCCATCTCTGCATGGAGCGCGGCCGCACTGATACCGTCCTCCATCTCAATACCGGCACGGGCATCCCCGAGAACGAGCAGTTTGTCCGGGACGTGTGCGACCGTCACAACTGGCCGCTCCGCGTCGAGACGCCGAACAAGTCGCTCAAAGAGTTCGCGCTTGAATGGGGCTTTCCCGGATCAGCGGCGCACGGGTGGGCCTATCGGTACTTCAAAGCGCATTCGTTACAGCGCGTGGCTGCCGACTGTGACGATACCCCCCACTACTACACCGGCGTTCGCAAATCGGAGAGCGAGCGCCGGATGCGCACGGCCGACGCCGAGACGACCGAGGACGCGACCGGCCGGTGGTTCTGGCACGCGCCGATCGCCGAGTGGTCAAAACAGGACTGTCTCGACTATATCGACGACCACGAACTCCCGCACAACCCGGTCGTCGAGAACATCCATCGGTCGGGGGAGTGCTACTGCGGCGCGTTCGCGAACCGGGACGAGGAGTTAGTCGAACTCCAAGCACACTATCCCGAACACTACGAATGGTTGATGGAGGTGGAGCGGGAGGTCCAAGACGAGATCGGCACCGATAGCGGCCACTGCTTTTGGGGTCACTCGGAGATGCCGCCCGAGGAGTTGCGCGCGCTCATCGCCAAACACGACGACGCGCAGATGGTTCTGTGTCAAGATTGCGAGGTGGACGATGATGAGTAAAGCTTTCAACACCACCGCAAAACCCATCCTCCGCGATATAGAGGCGGACGACACACGGGCGGCACTCCGGATTTGGGACCGCGAGTTCGGCCTCGAAGCGGACGACGCCGCGGTGGAGTGGATCGAAGACGCAACGGACACCGACCGTCAAGACGTCTGGGGCGTGGCCGTTGAGGACCTCGCCGCCGGTGAGGTGGTCGGGTTTGGCCTCTCCGGTATTGGCTCCCGAGAGTGGGTCGGTGGGTACTTCCGAAGTCTGATAGAGCGGGACCTGCCGAACGACTGTGCTGTCATGCACATCGGTTGTGTCACGTCCAACTACCAAGGCCGCGGGTTGGGTAAGCGTATCTTCGAGGCCCGGTTCGAGTGGGCGCTCCGGCAGGGTGCGAACGCGGTGCTCGGCGTCTCGTGGGTTCGAGAGGGACGGTACGGTAGTTCGGCGCTGTTCGAGCACTTCGACTTCGACCGGCTGAAGACGGTACCGAACTACTACAGCGAGCACTTCGACGAACCGAGTTCGTGCCCGGACTGTGGGATCCCGTGCGAGTGCGACGCAGCCTTTTATGCATGGGGGTTGGGTTCGCGGGGGGATACCGGTGCCGACTGACTCTGACGACCCCCGCGACCGCGGCCGCGCGGTCCCGCTCTACGACGAGCTCGTGACGCTTGACTTACCGCCTCACTCGACGGGGTACGTTTACTCGGTGTTGCGGGTTTCTGGCCCGCTCACGCACTCCCAAATCGCCGATGCGACGGGCTACAAGCGGGGGACCGTCGAACAGGCCCTTTCGAAGCTGCGCAAGAAAGGGTTGCTGGCCGAGACCAACACGCCGGCAACGGACCACTACCGACAGTTCTACATCGACCCGGACGCCGTCGGTTCGAAATCCGTACTGTGATACGGGTTCCGACATGTTAATACGACCATCCGCTCTCGGTTAGAGTAACCATCCGAACCACGAGGCCGGCAGCCCATCACCCGATCGACTTGCCGGGATGACGTCGTGTGGTGGCCGGCCCGTGCGGCGCGAGCCGCCCACGCCGTACCGTCTCTCCTTCGCAACCCATCAACCATTAGTCATGAGCTTGGCCCAAACCCCTCACGCGCCGGTCATTGACGACGACAACGAATACGAGATCTGTCAGTGTGAGTTCTGCGACGGTCATTATCCGCTCCGAATCGGTTTCTCACGAGAGTATTGTCGCTGGCAGTGCTCGGCCCGCGATGCCGCAACGTCGATTCTCAAAACCCTCCGGCGCGACCATCGCTACTGTTCGTCGTGCTTTCGCAAACTGAAGGACGTCGACCCACCGAAGCCCGATACCGGCGCTCAGTCGGTAAAAGATCGGGTCTCGCCGACGACCCCGGAGTTCGGCCATCACCACTCGGACGTCTGCGTCGGCGGCCGCACCGGCCGCGAGCACCCCCGGCCGGGGTACGACTGGGGTATGGGTGAGCACTTCGAGCTCGACGATCCGGTCAACGGCGACTGGTCGGCCGAACCCATCGGCGAAAAATCGACGAAGGTCTGTGAGTGTGGCGTCGCCCACCACGCGACGATCGACTATCTCGTCAAAGACCTCTCAAAGGACGAGACGATCGCCCGGACCCAGCGGTTGGCCGATGCGCTCCACGCCCTTGCGATCGAGGACAAGCACGACGAGCCGTTCGACCGCGATGCGCTGTTTGATTTCATCCGCAAGGCGAAATCTGCATCGAACCTTCAAGGCCGCGACCAGTGGATGTTCCGGAACGCGCTCGCGGTCGGCATCCACGAGGCAGGCGAATGAGCACCGACGCCGCCTCGCCGTCGCGCGCCCACCCGACCCGCGAGTACCGCGAATACCAGCGCCGCATAGGCGAGACCTTGACGGTCCTCGTCGGCGGTCGCATCGTCAAGGCCCCGCTCCGTGGCGTCACACTCAACCGCGAGGACGCCCGCACGACGGTCGCACTCCACGTCGAGACGCCGAACGGCCAACTCACCGTCTCGCCGGGTCGGGTGCGTTCGTAACCCCAGGTGACGACCGCGCGCCGCTTCCCTCGGCGCGGCGGTCCGATGGGAGTGATGCCACGCAACGAGCAGCGACAGACGCTCCCCACCATGTCGCTGTCGACGGCTGCCAACCCGCGGCCACGCGGGCCGGGCTCGGGCCGCGCCTCGGCAACGCAACGTCATCCACCGGCGAGGGTTCCATCCCCTCGAACTCGCCCCCGGCCCGCCTCCACTTTGGACTGACATATGAGCAACTCAACCCCATGAATGGCCGCAAAAGACCAATCCTCCAGCGACCCGCCGACGCGAGAGCTCATGGAGTGGGTCGCGGCGCTCGCGATCGCCGTCGGACTCGCCCTCGTTGCCGCCCAGTCCTTCGGCCTCGGCGAGATCAACGACTCCACCCTCCGGATCGTCTTTTCAGTGGGCGTCATCCTGTTCGGCGGTCCGAAGGCGATCCGCGTGATCGCGGAGGCGATCGCGGAGTTCCTCAAGTGAGTAAACTATGCCAATGACCAAGGACACCCCAACGCCGAAGTCAATCCTCACTCCGGCAGTACAGCGCTGGCTGCCCGTGAGCTGGCAAGTCGGCGGGACCGCGATCACGGTGGCCGGATACGCGGCCGGGACGCTCAGCCTCACCGATGTCGCGATCCACATCGGCGTGCTGTCGACGCTCTCGGGGCTTTATCTCGCGTACATTACGCCGCAAGAGTTGAGCCTTCGGGACATCGCGACGATGGTGCTGTACTTCCTCTATGGCGCAGGCCTCTTGTTCGTCGTTGCGCCGCCGATCCTCGCGCTCACGCGCGTCGAGACCGCGCTCGATGTCGTCGGGATGTCGGCGCTCGGCTTGGTCCCGGCGGTGGTCTGGTTCCTCTACGTTCAGTATATCGCCGACGAAATCACTGACAACCCATCATGAACGAACCACTCGCGCAAACGGGCACCGTGCTCGCATCGGCGCTCGTCGCATCGCTTGCGTACTATGCAGCCAAACGTCGCGGCACCGACGAGCCCTTCCGACCCACGAAGGCCGCCGCGACCGTCCTCGCCGCGTTCGCCGTGAGCGTCCTCCTCCTCGTGACGGGCGAGGCGACGGGCCGCGAGGACCTGCTCGCGCAACTGTCGCTGTTCGTCGGCCCGGTCGCAGTGTGGCTGCAGAAACTTCTCCGCAGAGCGCAAGAAACGGACTGACATGAACCCAGTCAACGGCTGGCAGGACGCGTTTGGGAACCAACTGGCGCGAACGACCCAAAACAACGCCGATCTCGCCAGCCACTACCGCTACAACCCCGAGCGATACCGCTTCTATCGCAACGGGTCGCGCGAACTACTCCAGTACGAGGACCTCGCCACCTACGACTACTTCGACGACCGACGAACCGGCGACGAGGACGTCTTCGTCCTCCAGCCCGACGGCGGCGACACGCTGCTGTTCAAAACCGCCGAACGATTCAGGTACACGGTCAACTTCGTCTCCGAACTCTCGATAGCGCTTGGCGTCAACCAGGAGCTCGCCGGCGACGACCGCGTGACGCTCGGACTGGATACGAGTCCCGACGGCGACCTCGCCGATGGGTACTTCCTCGAACATCGCGGCGACCACGCGTCAGATGCAGTCGACGTGTACGAGAAGCGAGGGGGTGCGGTCATCGGCGCGAAGCAAACCGTCGATGTCATCCGCGCGCTGACGACGTTTCAGCGGTGGGTGCTCAACTATAACTGGTATAACGTCGGCGAAGCGAAGTGGACCGAAACGTGGACCGGCGACCGAAGCAACCAGATCAACCGCGAGATAGCGACGACCTCCTCCGAGCCAACCGACGACAACACGGGCCTGGGCGGACGCGGCCCCATCGCCGCCAACGGCCACGCCGTCGTCGAGGTCGCGGCCGACCCGAGCACGTCCGATTTGGAGGTTCACGCCGGCTCGATGTCCTTCGTCACGCTCGGCGATGTCGACAGCGTGGTCCGGACGAAGGGTTCGGAGGCGGGCCCGTTCGCCCCCGACCAGACGGGCGCGTGGGAGGCGCTGTTCGCGCTTCGCCGCCGCCCCGCCGACCACAACGTCTCGGTCGAGCTGCGCAACATCGACCTCACGGCGGGGGCGGCAACCGTCGTCGCCATCGCCTGCGATCCCGCTAACGTCCGCGACGGTACTGGGTCGCAACTGACTGACGCCGATTTCGTCACCCCGGAGTCTCACAGCGGGGCCAACTCGGCGGTTGAGGTCTCGACCGATGTCGAGCAGTTCCCCTACGTCGGCGGCTCGGTCACGGACGTGGCCGGCGACCCCGGCGGCTACCAGATCGCCTACGACCAGACCCGGGAATCCGGCCTCGGGTCCTCGGCGGGGGTTCGTTCGGGGGAGATCCGCGCCAAGCACGGGATTCTCGACGGCGACATCTGCGTCGTCGCCGCGAAACCGCAGGACAGCAGCGATATCTACGCGCACTGGGTCGTCGGGCAGGACTGGTGAGGCTGCGGTTGCGGTGTCGTGCCCGTTCGGCCAGGCCGACGCACCCGAGTTCGAGTCTCGGGGCGGGCGATACTACAATCATGAGTGACGATCGAGACAAGTGCGGGAGTACCGACACCAGCAGTGGCGACCCTTGCCAGCACGATGCGGGATGGGGTACCGACACGGATCACGGCCCGTGCAAAACGCACCGTGACGGCGGCCGCCCGTCGAAACTCACCCACGAACGCCAAGAAGGGATCGCCGTCGCGGTCGAAGACGGCACCCCACTCGTCGCCGCGTGCCGGTTAAACGAGATTTCACACCAAACGCACAAGAACTGGTTCGACCGTGGTGAGCGCGATGCCAAGGATGGCAAAGAAAACATCTATACGGAGTATTTTGGACGGCTTGCGCGCGCGTTGGGCTACGACGAATCCAAGAAAAGCAAGCAGATGTGGGAGACGGCGATGGAGGACCAGGACCCGCAGGCCATGCAGACCGTCCTCAAACAGCGCTACCCCGAGACGTGGCAAGACCAAGACCTCGGCGAAGCCCAAGCGCCGATCCCGCTCGTCGTCCCGGATAACGCCGTACCCGACGACGCATGAGCACGACGCCACGGGGCTACGAACCGTTCGAGACCGGACCGCTCACCGAGCCCACAGCGCCGGAGTTCGAACGTGACCAAGCCGACGATGTTCTTGACCCGCTCCCGTACCAGCGCGAGTATCTCAACTACGGCGAGACCTATCACGCGATCGTTACGGGGATCGGTGCGGGCAAGACGACGGCCCTCATCCAGCGGATCGCCCTCAACGCACAGGTTTGGAACCCCGGCCGGACTGGCGTCGTCGTAGTTCCGACGGTCCCCTCGCTCCGCAACGTTTTGATCCCCGAGCTGCGGAAGTGGGGTTACCTGCAGATCGGCGAGTGGTTCCCCTCGAAGAACCGATGGACGCTCCCGAACGACTCGACGGTGATTTTCGAGTCGGCTGACAACGACCGCAAGATCCAGCGCTTGCGCGGCCCGAACATCGCGTGGTTCGGGATGGACGAACCCTCCACCATCGCGAAGACGGCGTGGGACGTGATGGTCGGCCGTCTCCGCGAGGGCGATTACATCAACGCGTTCGTCTCCGGGACGCCAAAGGGGTTCAACTGGGTGTACGATACGTTCGTCGACCCCGACGAGGCACTCGATAACACCAACCTCGTCACCGGCGTTTCGAGCAAGGACAACCCACATCTCCCCGACATATACACCGACGAAATCCTTGAACAGTACGAGGGCCAGTTCTACGAACAGGAGGTCCTCGGGCAGTTCACTCGATTCGAGGGCCTCATCTATCCGTGGTTCGACGACGGCAACCTTGTTTCCGAAACGCCCGAACAGTACGACGAAGTCATCTACGGCGTCGACTGGGGCCACAACAACCCGAGCACGATCCTCGCGTTGGTCCGCGACGGCGAAACGTGGACCGCGGTTGAAGAACACTACGAGACCCGTCAGACGGTCAACGACCACAGCCGCGCCATGCAGGATATGCAGGATCGCTGGGGACCGGGTGCGGTCTACTGTGACCCCTCCGAACCGGCGAACATCGACCAGTTTCAGCGCGACGGGCTCGACGCCCGCAAGGCCGAGAACGACGTGACGCCCGGCATCCAGCACGTCTCGTCGATGCGCGAGAAACTTCGTGTGGTCGAAACGTGTCAGAACCTCCGCAACGAGTTTTCGCAGTATCAGTACAAGGACGGTCAGGACACGCCGGAGAAGGTAAATGATCATTTGATGGATAGTTTACGCTACGCGCTGTTCACGTACATGACGCCGGACGGAGCCCCCTCCGCCGGAGCGTTCGGCACGCCCGCAAACCGTCGTGGAGGCAACCAATGGCGGTAGAACCAACCGAGGACGTTACGAGCACGGGGACGTTCCGCCGCAGCACCGCGGCGATCGCGTTCGCGATGGGCTACGCGTACGGTGGTCGCCGGGATTACTACAAGAATTTCGGCTGGGACCCGGACCCGAGCGCGAAGGACTACTACGCGGCGTTCCTCCGCAACCCCTTCGCGAACGCGGTGGTGTCAATCCCGGCACAGACCGCGTGGCGCGACCCACCTACGATCAACGACCGCGCGGACTCCGAGAGCGACCAAGAGACGCCGTTCGAGCGAGACGTCGAGAACTTCGTGCGGGCGACGCGGCTGTGGCACTACGCCCAGCGCGCACACCTCCTCGCGCGGATCGGGCAGTTCGGCGTATTGATGATCGGATGGGCGGACGGCGACGACCAGCAGTTTTCGAATCCGGTCGATCAGGGCACGCTGCAATCCAATAGCGTGGACTCGGCCGTCCGGTGGCTCCGTCCGTTCTCGCAGGTTTCCGTGAAGGACATCGAATACGACGACTCGCCCCAACGCTTCGGGAAACCGAAGCGGTACAAGATCGACTTTGGCGACGAGAATCAGGCCGCCACCGATGACGACTATTTAGACGGGAAGACCGAGCGGTGGGTACATCACGACCGCGTCCTCCACATCGCCGAAGGACTGCTTGACGACGAGGTCCGGGGGACCCCGGCCCAACAGCCGGTCTATAACATTCTCACGGACCTCCAGAAAACACTCGGGAGCGCGCCGGAGGTAGCGTACTCGATCGCCCGGCCGCTGTTTCACGCGAACATCGATCCGGAGGCTAGCGTCTCCCCCGAGGACGAGCAGGCCATCGACAACGAGCTGACCTCTGTGATCGACGAACTCCAGCCGCTCGCTCGGACGCAAGGCGTTAACTTGGAGCGAATTGAGGGCGAGGCGGTTGACCCTGGTCCGGTTCAGGACGCGCTCATTGAAGCGTTGAGCGCTCAGACCACGATCCCACAGAAGAAACTGAAAGGCAACGAGACTGGCGAGGTGGCCGGCGCGAAGGACCTCCAAGAGTTCTACGGCAGGATCCGCGAGATCCGCGTGCAGACGCTCGGGCCGCAGATCGCCCGCGAGATGGTCATCCGGTTGCAGCGATTCGGCGTTATTGCCCCGCCGTCGGGGGGTGGGTTCGACGTCGAGTGGGACCCGCTTGCCGAGAAGGACGAACAGGAACACGCCGAAGTCAAACTCGCCCGCTCGAAGGCGGCGAAGAACTTGGCGACGGCCGTGCCGGGCTACAGCGGCGAGGACTGGGTGGAGTTCGTCGAATCGGGGGACTTCCCCGAAGTGTCACCGCCCGAGATCGCCCCGATGGACGTCGAGCAGGAACGCCAGCGGATAGAAGACGGCGGTCAACAGCCGCCCGCACTCGCCGACGGTGGGGACAACGGGGCGGGTGGCGATGAATGAGCGCCGACCCGACGCGGACGACCACGCTCCGCAACGAGTTCTCCGAACGGCTCCGTGGGGTTTGGGGGCGGATCAACGCCCAGGCTCGCCGGGATGTCGTCGGCCGAGATGTCTTCGGGCTGCGCTCGGACGGCATCCAGGCCGCCCGCTCGCCCGATCCGGTTCACAACCTCTCGTTCGAGACCGATGACCGGAAGGTCGAGCAGTTTCGCGACTGGCTCGACGAACAAGCCCGAAAGGGGCGGGTGGAAGTGTTCACGCGAAACGACAACACCTACGTTCGGTCGGCGTACGGGAGGGGCGTTCGTCAGGCCGACGAAAAACTCCGTGCGCAGGGTGTGGATCTCCCCGAGCAAGACCTCCAAGCGATGTTCAACCGCCCGGTCCACGCCGAGCAACTCCAGTCGCTTTACACCCGCACGCTCACCGAATGGGAGGGCGTTGTCTCGGCGACCGAACAACAGATCGCTCGCGAACTATCGGATGGCTTGGCGCAAGGCGAGAATCCCACGAAGATCGCGCGCCGAATCAGCGACCGAGTCGGCAAGATCGGCAAAACACGATCAACCACACTCGCCCGCACCGAGATTATTCGCAGCCATGCGGATGCGACTCTGAGCAGGTACGACGAACTCGGTGTCAACGAAGTGGCGGGCGAGGCGGAGTTCTCGACGGCGGGCGACGAGCGTGTCTGCCCGATCTGTGCATCGCTCAACGGGAACACGTACACCATCAAAGAAGCGCGCGGGCTCATCCCCGTTCATGCTCGCTGCCGATGCACTTTCCTTCCTGTGGTGGGGAACACGAAACAATTAACACTCAATGCTTCAAAACAGCGCGTAAAGGCTTAAGCGGTGTCGGTGCGTATGGTTAGGTATGGTGGAGTGTCCTGCTTGCTCCGAACCGTTCGATACTGAGCCGGGTTTGCAATCGCACTTCGGCAAGAAACACGAGGAGAAGCACCTAACCGTTGAGCGGGTGGGTGGAGAAACCATCCGCCAATTGTATGCTAAAATGTCGGAAAATGCAGTAGCGAATGAACTGGGCGTTAGCCGGACGGCGATCCAAGGCGCGTTAAGGCATTTGGGTATTGAGCGGCGGGGGCAGTCCGAAGCCGAACAGCTCAAATGGAGCCAGATGACTCCCGAGGAGCGCGAAGCACAAGTCAAAGCCGCCCATGAGAAGAACCGCGAACTTGCAGCGAATGGCGAACTGTCGCTGCAACGCTGGGTGGAGGAAAACCCCGAACTCGCCAGCAAACTCCGGGCTAAACATGGTGCGCTCGGAGCATCCGCCCGCGACGAAAACGGCATGAAAGGCGTCACTGGCCAAGAACACCCGAACTGGCGTGGTGGGAAGTCGGTCTACGACGCCGTGAAAAAGCAACTCCCCGGTCCGTCGTGGAACACGATCCGGTCTCGCTACGCGGGCGAACCATGCGCGAACTGTGGCGAATCCACAACCGACCTGCACCATATCGTCCCGCTGCTTTGCGGCGGGACCAATGAAGACTACAACCTCATGTCACTATGCCAGTCCTGCCATCACGAAGCCGAGTGGCACTTCCGCGACGTTTTCGACCCTGTTCTAATTGCGTAACGCTCGCTGCCGGTGCAGCTGGCTCCCTGTCGTTTCTGACACGAAACAACTGACGCTCAATGCGTCGGCGACCGATGTCGCTCGGACCGCAGCGTAATCCATGACACAACAGCTATTCAGCGACGCGATTCGCGACGCCGACATCCATCGTTACGCCGTCGACCCGGAGGACCGAGCCGGCCGCATTCCCGAGTTCACGGCGACCGACCGCTTGCTCCGATTCGTCAACGACCTCGATCAGGCCGTCGACGTCTCGCTCGACGGGACTGACGACATCGACGGGACGGCGTTCGACGATGCGGTCGAGCTCATGGCGGCGACGAGCATTGCGGCGGGCGACGTCGCGGAGTTCGAGGTGACGAGCCATCACGAACCGCTGCGGGTGACCGTCGCCGTTTCGGGGACGACCGCGCCGACGAGCGGCGAGTTCGTCACACGAGCGATCGTCCGTCACGGCTGATCCACACGGCTTGACCGCCGCCGGGCAGGGTGCGCCGCAGGAGTGATACCAACCATGCAAGATCCAGAAACCCACGAGACGTACGTCCGCGACCATCCGGAGGTCCGCGAAACGATAGCGGCGGCCGAGGTCGACGAAGGGCCGTGGCCGATCCACGGGGTGGCCGTGGCGGCGGGGGACGTCCTCCGCAACAACAAGGGCGAACGCATCGTCATCACGGAGAAAAGCCTGCAGAACGCCCGCTATTCGAAGGCCGCCTCGAAGCTGACGAAGGACCACCCCGACCACGACGGATCGCCGCCAGTCGATGCAACGGTCGGGACCAACTCGATGCAGTACTCGCCGGAAGGCGAGGCGATCGTCTACGAGGCGGAAACCCATGACGAAGACATCGCGGCGGGCGTCAACGGCGGGACCTACGGCGTGTCGATTCACGCCGACCTCCAAAAAGGCCCCCGCGACCCCGAAACCGGGGCGTACGTCGCCGAAAACCTCGTGCTCCACGATCTGAGCGTCGTCAGTCTCGGGGATTCACCGAGCAACACCGCCCAGCTCGGCGGCCGGCCGGACCTGGCGGCGTGGGCGGACGACGGCGGCCTTGAAGCGGCCCTCTCGGACACCTCGCCGGCCGATCCGGTGGACGTCGACGACGAGGCCGTCGGCCTGCTCCGCGGTTTCGCCAACCGCCTCGGGTTCTCGCTTGAGGCGAGCGGCGGCGGCGCAGGCACCGACGCGAACGGACAGGGCGACAGTCGATCCGGCGAATCCGGGCCCAACGCGGACGACAACTCCGACAACAGCATGACTGACAGAGACGACGACATCGAGTTCATCGCCGCGAACAGCCACTTCGACGAAGAAGTGCTCGCGGAGATGGACGACGACGAAGTAGAACAGACCCGCGACCTCGTGGACTCGGAGGACGACCCCGAGGACGGCGCGGACGGCACGACCGACGCGGGAACCGAAGACGACGAGACCGAAACGGGCGACGACGATCCGCCGACCCGGATCGGCGAGATGAGGCCCGACCAGCTCGGTGACACCCTCCGAGAGCAGGGGTTCGTGACCGAGGACGACATCGACGTGGGCGACATCGCCGAAGCGGCGACTGAGCACCAGTCGAAGGCCGAAAAGGCCGACGAAGTGATCGAGGCGTCCGACGAGTACGACGAGGACGACCGCGAGGACCTCCTCGAATCGTCGTTCCTCGATCGCATCCACAGCGAGACGACATCGCCGGGCGCGGCATCGGTGCCCGCGGTGGGTGGCGCGCGCTCAACTGCCGAAGCGTCGGTCGGAGGCGACGGGGAGTACGATGCCGAGGACTTCGAAACGGGGGTGGCTGAATAATGCCGATCTCGAATCCGAACGCGGTCATCGCGGACACCTTCGACGTCAAAGCCGACTACGAAGAAGGATTCGCCGACGAGGAGCTCCGCCCCGGCTTGGGTTGTACGATCGACGATTCGGGCTCCGAGACGACCGTCGTCCTCGCGGGGCAGAACTCACGGACGAAACGGCTCGTCCGCGAGCCCCGCAACCCGCCCGAAGGGGTCACAACCACCGACGGCATTGACGCGAGCCCACTGGATGCGACGATCGCGGCCGACGTCCACACCGAGACGGTCGGATTCCGTCGTTACCACAAGGGACGCGCCCGGCTCGCGGATTCCTCGACGGCGGCGGCGGGCGACGACGTGGGATGGAACAGCAACGGCGAGTTATCGGACGTTCAGACGGACGGAACGACCGCCCTGACGACGTTCGTTGGCGTTCTCCGGGAAACCATCTCGGACTCCTCGCTTGACAGTGACATCGCGGTGGTGGAGTTCTACTAATGAGCACAACTGCACGGACGGTTACGCACGACGATTTCCAGGACGATGCATCGGACGATCACATCACGGCGTTTTTCAACCCGATCAAGAAGCACCGCGAGAACGCGCTGAAGAAAATCCGCGCGGAATCGGGCCATTCGCCGGATGTGTGGACGAAACTCGATGCGGCGGCCGGCATCGCCTCCACTGACGAGGACGGCGAGAAGATCGAGGCCGCGTCGCCGATGCCTTACCGGATGGGCATCGACTACGAGATGGACGGGCTTGACGAGCAGTTCATCCGCTCGACGGTGATGGACGTGCTCGCCGGGTCGGGCTTTGGCATCTCGTCGGACCTATCGAGTTACGTCTACGCGCGCCCGCTCCAGGCCGGCCGGATGGAGGCCGAGACGGCGATGGACGTTCAAGGCACGACCACGCAGGACCGCGAGCGCAACGGCCTCGATGGCGTGGCCCAGCCGATCAATTACGTCACCTACAAGCTCGGGGGTCGGGAGATGGAGGTCCGACGTGCCTACGGCGAGGACCCCGAAGCGCGTCCGGCACGCGAAGCGCGGCGCGCGCTGAATCGCAAGGAGCACGGCATCCTCTACAACGGCTGGGGCGGCACTTTCGAGATGGAGGGGCTTTCGTTCACCATCGGCGGGCTTGACAATCCCAGTAGCGACGCGGTACTCCAAGCAGCCAACTCCAACGGTTGGAGTGACCCCAGCAACGTGCTCTCGGACATCGACGCACTTCACGACACCATCGAAGAGCAGACCGACGTGGTCGACGAGGACGACGTGCCGCTCGTCTCCGAGATCGGCGGGCTCGTCATGGTCCCCTATACGCTGTGGGGCAACGTCATGCGCCAGGACTACGAGTCCAGCGCGACCGACGAGCCGCTCATCGACCGGCTCAACCGCAAATACCCCTACCTGACGTGGGTTCCCGCGCCGCGGCTCAACGAGGATCACGTCGTCATGCTGCTCAACGATCCGCGGTACTTCGGCGTCGTGAACGCCCAAGGCGTCACGAACACCGCGTGGGACGTCGACGGTGGCGCAAGTCGCAAGCACCGGCTCGTCTCCTCGCGCATCCCGTGGGTCCGTGCACAGCCCGGCGGCGTGAACGGCATCGTGCAGCTCACCGGCGTCTCGTCCTAACATGACCGACACCATTGAGGTGGAGGTCCTAACGGACTTCTACGACGCTGGTGCGGGCACCTATCGCCGCGCCGAGGAAACGTTCGAGATCGAGAGCGAGTTCGTCGAGAACAACCCGCGTCTCGTTGAGCCGGTTGACGATGAAGCCGACGAGGGCGCCGCTGGGGGCAGCGATCTCCCTGACGGCCCCTCGGGCACACTTCCGTTCAACCCCGAGGACCACACCAACGCCGAGATCGAAGAACGTGCCGCCGATATCGACGACCCCGAAGCGGTGCGGGCGCTGCGGAACGTCGAAGCCGAACAGAAAAACCGCGACGGGGCGGCTGATGCACTCGGCGAGAGGCTCGACGAACTGACCGCCGCGGAGGACTAACCAACCATGCCCAGCGAGTATCGCACCACTACTGAGAAGGTCCGTATGGAGATCGAGGCCGACGGCTACGAGATCGAAGCGATCACGCCCGCTCAAATCGAAGTCGTCGGCCTTGACCCGGCGTCACTCACCGTGGACGAAGATCTCGCGGACACTGGCATGAGCGATGAGCGCCTCGCGTTGATCGAGCGGTATCTCGCGGGGCACAATATCCTCGCCTCGGGCGTGGACGACCTCCGGCAGGCCGACACGAAGACGAACTCCGACGGCTCGAAAGTGAGCTTCGCGGGCGACCGTGGTCACGCCGACTATCGATCGACGAGCCTCGGTCAGAAGGCGATCGCGAAGGACGACTCGGGGACGCTCGTGAACGCGAACAAGCAGCAAGCGTCGATTAGCGTCCCCGACGTGCGGGGTGTCTGACCGATGCCGGCCAGCATTAGCCCCACTCACAACCTGAGTGCCACAACCAGCGGCGAGGTGGCGTGCTCGGGCGACGGCGACTGTCCGGGCACCACGACCTGTGGCTCCGATGGAGTGTGTGTCGACGCCTACGACACCCCCATCACCGGCCCGACCGACTCGATCGGTGGTTCCGCGGGCGATCCCGTGGCGGTGCGCTTTCATCCACAGGGCGCGCGGATCAACCTCGATCTCGTCCGGCAGGCGTCCGGCGAGGACGTGCAGCGTTCGCCGATGATCGAAGCGCCGGGGACGCTCGCCACGCTCATCGAGGAGGGCGACACCCTCACCCTCGCGTCGATCGTTGACGACCACGAGGATTATGCCGGCCTTGAAGCGCACGCGGTGATCGAGATTTACGGCCCGCAGCGAGCGCGCCCGCAAAAGACGATCGTCGAAACGGAGGACGTATGACATGACCGGGGAATACGAATGGACGCACGAGACGCCGCGCATCCGTTCAAACGGCGACCGTATCGAACGCGGCGACGTGTTTGTCCCAACGACACACGAGAAACGTGTCTGGCCCGATCGGATGGAACCGCAGGCGACCTGCGCGGGGACGACCTCCGACGGCGGGCCATGCATGCGGGTCGTCGACGAAGAAGGTGACCGATGCTACCAACACGAGATCATCAACTCGGACGTGGAAGCGTGATCGATCCCGAGCTGACCGCGGCGGTGAGGACGCCCGGCACCGATCGCTTCCGTGAAATTCTCAACGAAGAACTCAAAGCGGCGATGGAGCGCACGAAAGAGCGCTTCGTTGAGGAATCGGACATCGAGGTGTAGCGTCGATGGCGACGACAGTCAACAGCGAGGACATCTCAATCGATTGGCAGCGGGGACGGTCGCCCGCGGCCATGATCGCGAAGCTCGAAGGGTTCGAGGCGGCGTTTTTCGAGCGCGAACTGCCGAAGGCGGCAGAGGAGATCGGCCTGAAAATCGAGGCGAGCGCCAAGGAGAACGCCCCCGTCGATACCGGCACGCTCAGGGCGTCGATCGCTCAGGACGTGGAGCGCGTTGCGGCCCACACCGTCAAGGCACTCATCGGGACGAACGTGGAGTACTCGATTATCCAAGAGGTCGAACAACCCTATCTCCGCCCGGCATTTGAGCAGAACCGCGACTATATCAAAGAGCGCGTCAAGGAAGCGTTCGAGAACGCCGTGAGTATCGCGTCATGACTCACTCGCTGTGGAATTGGGTGGCGACCCTACACGCCCCGCAAATCTCGGAGGTGTCAAACCCCTTGACCGCGAATCCGCGAGCCAATCCGGCGACCTCGGCGGGGGAGAAATCCGACTCGTCGGCGATGTGCTCGACGGTTTTGACGAGCACCGCCATCTCCCGCTCGCTGGGGTTGAGAAGTGTCCGAATCTCCATGAAATGCTTCTCTTTCGTGGCACGGTCAAGCGCTTCAGGGGCAGCTGCTAATTGATCGGCGTCCATGCCTGAGCCACGCGCCCTACCGACATAAACCACAATGCCACCACAATCCGAGCGCGCCGACGGACGAATCCGCGACCTGCGGGGGTCCGTCCTCCGACGGCTCCGTGGGCACAGCCCCCTCACCGACCTGCTCGCCGACGCCGAAAGCGTCGCCGACGACGATGCCGCGTCGGTAATCGTCCCGACTCCCCGCTTGGATGTCCAACACCGCGCGGACAACCAGAGCGCCCCGGACGTGGCGCTCGCTGTCGGAATCGTCACGGACTCCTCGCAGCGCGAGAACCATCACGAGCGCAAGAACTTCGTCGTACAGATCGAAGTCCAAATCCGCGAACAGCCCCTCAAGTGGCAGGGCCTGCCGTGGGTCGATGACATCCGTGACGAAGTGTCGGCAGTTCTGACGACCCATGCGGAGAGGTGGATCGCCCGCGGCGATGGCGGGGGGACCGTCGGCGTGTTGTGGTCGGACGAGATCGATCGGTACCGTTCGGCACAGCGCTTCGACATCATGCGGCACGACTGAAATCGCGGCCACCCCCTCCGGAGGGCGTGCGAACACGGGGCGCAATGACGGCGTTGCTGGCTGCCGGTAGTACAGCGTGAGTCGATCCGGCGAATCCGGACGCGGCGCGGCTTGCTGATACGACGACACAACAACAGAGAGACACATCACAATGGCTGACCTCATCGCCCAGACGAAGGTGGACGGCTCCGTTGCCGCGGTCGTCCACGTCGACGACAGTGGTGCAGATCCCGTTCGAACAGTCCTCTTTCACGCAACGAAAGACGACCTCTCACTACCCGTTGACGAGAGTTCCGAGGACTTCGACCCGGCAGCACAACGGCGAACGGAGCGCTTCGCCACGAACAACACCGTGGACTTCGAGGCTTCGACGGCGATCGCCACGGACGCGTCGGCGCTTGAACTCCTCGGCATCGTGGATAGCAACGGCAAGATGACCTTCGACACGTCCGATCGCGCGCTCGGTCCGGACATATATATCGAAGTGCATTACTTCAACGACGAACCGGACTACTCGACGGTCTCGCTGCCCGCCGACGCCGAGCTAACCCATCGCCTCGGTGATGTCGAAGTGCACAACCCCGAGTTCGACCCGAGTGCGACCCCGCCGATGGTCTCGCTGACCATGTGGGTCGAAGGGGGCGTATGGCCGAATTATTCTGAGGCCTAACGCATGGCGGTTAAAAACCCCGACGCCGCGAATGAATCGTTGGACGCGCTCAAGGACAAGCATAGTCGCGATTCCGAGGAGCACCGGGAGGCACGCTCCACTGCTGATAAGATCTTGGAGGCACGGCAACGAAAGACCGTCACGCTCGAACTCGAAGGGCTCGACGTCGAGTTTGCCATTCTCATGGGCGAGACTCGCGACGAGATCGAGGAGATCGAGATGGAAGTACGCGATCTCGCCAGTAAGGCCGAGGACGCCGAGGACGACGCCGAGCTCGAAGCCGCGATCGGCATGACCGAAGACGAAGCGCTTGAACAGGCCGAGGCCTACCGCGACCGCTTCGTCGAGATCCTCGTCAAGCACGCGACCGACGACAGTCTCGACCGCGAGTTCTGGATCGAAGCCTACGGCCGCCAGACGGCGGGCACGATCGCCCAACGGCTGAGGGAGAAAAGCAAACGGGCCGACATGACTGAGGACGAAATAGAACGGTTTCCTGGGTAGCGAATACGCGCAGTTCCTTTACTGGCTCTTATCCGATAAATTTCGCTGTCTGCCTCATGAATGGGCAGCACAGCACCCGATCCAGCGCCAGTGGCTTGAAACGATGGCGTGGCTGGAGTGGAAAGACCTCAAAGAGAAAAACGACGAATACGGACAGTAGGAGGTTTTAAGACGCCGAAAACCGTAGAGAGAGGTAACTAAAGCACGGTATTGCCTGAAACGGCCCCGATGGAGCGGGACCGTGCTTTGGCGGGACCAAAGCATGAGTACGGAAGACGCGAACGGTGAAAGCGGTGACGGTGAGGAGCATGAGTGTCCGACGTGCAGTAGGTCGTTTGACACGCGTTCAGGCTTGGGGGTGCATCATTCGGCCAAACACGACGAAAGCCTGAAAGAGCACACCCGACACCAAGACGCCGAGCACGACTGCCCCACGTGTGCTGATTCGTTCCCCACCTCACAAGGATTGAAGTGCCACCACACGCGAGTTCATAATGAAAGTCTGGTCGCCGAAACGCGTGGTTGTGAGGTATGTGGTGAGGAATTTGAGTATTACCCCTCAAAGTACGACAAGCGGTTCTGTAGTCACAAGTGCCAAGGCGAGAAACTGAAAGATAAGGTGACGCTCACTTGTGAGCAGTGCGGTGACGAGTACATAGAGCACCCATCCCGAGAAGAACGCAGCCGGTTTTGTTCAAAGGATTGCAAGGACTTGTGGGTTTCTGAAAATGTCACTGGCGAACTCACAAACAACTGGCAAGGCGGAATGGTCACTGTTGAGTGTGTTTGGTGTCATGATGACATTACCCGCCACCCATCAATGGTTAATCAACACAATGTCTGCTCGGATTCGTGCGATCAAGCGTGGCGGTCGGAGGCCTTCTCCGGCGAAGATCATCCGTTATGGGATGGTGGCTTAGCTGGGTATGGTCGGGGATGGGTGGAAAGTAAAAAGGAACTTGTCCGCGAACGGGACGGCCACGAATGCCGAATCTGTGGAAAAAGTCAAGCCGAGCATCTTGAGCACCACGGCATGAAACTTAATGTCCATCATATCGTCAGGGCGCGCGATTCACAAGACGCGCCCCCCGAACTCCGCAACGACCCGTTCAACCTCGTATCAATTTGCTGCACCCATAACGGCCCAGCGCTAGAATCGGTTCCGTCATGGATTCAGTTCATGACGTTCCTTCCCCACCCACCGCTACCGGCGGAACAGGCAGAAATCACGACGTTCGGCGACGACTAGGCCGGCACCGCGGGCGACGTTTTCTTCGCGGCTCGGTTGTGTCGCAGCGCTCGCCACACGAGGTATAGCCCGAAGGGAGAGCCGACAATACTCGCGATGAGCAGCCCGCCGAGAACCCCGTCGATTTTTCCCCACTTGGCGTGGTCTTTGCCGGGTGAATAGGAGCAGTTCGGACAGACATCAGCGCCTTCGTTGATCGGCTCGCGGCACTCTGAGCACACGTACTCGCTCATACCAGCCGATAGCACCCACAGCGACATAAAACCCTTAGAGACATATCAATGGCAGGAGCTTTCGAAGAGTTGCGCGCCGAGCTCACCTTAGACGCGGACCAGATGGAGAGCGGCGTTTCCAAAGCGAAAAGTTCGCTCTCGGGGCTCGAAACCGCCCTCGTCGGAGTCGGCGCGGCTGGGGCTGCCGCTGGGGCGGCAGGGATCGGCAAGGCAGTGAGTTCGTTCGCGTCGTTCGATAAGAAGCTCACCGAGTCGACGGCGATCATGGACGATGTTTCGAAGTCCATGAAAGAAAAGCTCGGCAAAACTGCCCGCGAGACAGCTGCCCAACTGGGTATGTCCTCGGATAAGGCCGCCGAATCGTACTACTTCCTCGCCAGCGCCGGCCTTGACGCCACCGAGTCGATGGAGGCCATGCCGAAGGTCGCGGAGTTCGCCGCCGCGGGCCAGATGGAGATGGCCGACGCGACTGATTACGCGACTGACGTGATGAAGGCGTTTCAAATCCCGACGGAGAACATGACGCGGGTCACGGACTCCATGACGGCGGCCGTGACCCGTCACAACCAGACGATGGAGGGCATGGGGACGGCGATGTCCTACGTCGCGCCCGTCGCGAAGGGACTCGGGATGTCGGTCGAGGAGACCTCCGCCGCGATCGGGATGCTCGGGGACGCTGGGATTAAGGGCTCAAAAGCAGGGACCACACTTCGACAAGCGCTCAATAAGCTGTCGAATCCCACCTTGAAGATGCAGGATAAGCTCTCCGAGCTGGGGGTGAACGTCAAAGACTCGTCGGGTGAAATGCGTGATTTCTCGGCGATTCTCGGCGACCTGAAATCGGCAGGTGCGGACACCGCCGACATCATGGAGCTGTTCGGCGCTCGCGCCGGGCCGGGGATGCAGGTCCTCTTGGAGGAGGGCGGCAAGGCGATCGACAAAGAGGCGGAGAAAATCAAGGAGATGGGCGGCATCACGAAGGACGTCGCCGAGAAACAACTCGATACCTTAAATAAACAATTTGATAGACTCACTACAAAACTCCAGAATGCAGGTATCGCTATTGGAGGTTACTTCGCGCCCGCATTGACGAAACTCCTCAAAATGACGAACTCGGCGATGGATCGTTTTAATAAGCTGAACGAAAGTACCGATGGGCTAGTGGGTGCGATGTCACTCGTCGGCACGACCGTCGGCGGGGTGGCGCTCGCTCTCGGCACGCTCGCCGGTGGTCCGATCGCCGGCGTGGTTGCCGGACTGGCGGCGGCCAGTACTGCGGCGGCGGCGATGTCCGGCGAGTTCGACGGAGTTGGAGGGGCGGTCCAAGGTGCCGTCTCAGTCCTCCGGCAGCAGTTCCTCTCGACACTCCAAACTCTCCGCGCCACCGTATTACCGATCCTCTCTGATGTCACGGGGGCGTGGGCGTCGATGGACGGTCGTGTAGAGTCGGTCGCCTCCGGCCTCGCCGAAACGATCGGCGCTCGCCTGACGGGGGCGATTGAGCGGATGGGGGCTCGCACCCGGTCGTGGCTCACGAAAATCCAGAGTTGGTGGGAACAACACGGCGCGGCAGTCACATCGACGGTCAACCAGTTTTCAACGCACATCCAAGAGGCGTTCATCCAGTTGATGGCCGGCATTTCGACGGCCGTCCAAGGCGAAGGCGAGGGTGAGGGCTCGTTCACCTTTTTCTTCAAGGAAGCTCTGGGAGAGATGCTTGCGGCGGCGCGGTCGCTGGGTATCACACTGCCGGAGTCGATCCGGTCGGCACTCTCGAAGGTTTCGACGGCGGTCTCGACGAAACTCGATGGGATACTCGCTTGGTGGGACGCCCACAAGCGTCAGATCCAGACGAAGGCGCGGACGGCCTACGCAAAGGCCAAATCCGCCGTTTCATCGAGCATCGGCAAGGTCCGCGAGACGGTTTCCGGCGCACTCTCGCGCGCTGAAGCGGCGTGGAACACCCACGCGCCACGGGTTCGGCAGCAGGCGAGCGCCGCCTACCAGACGGCACGGTCGAAAATCTCCTCCGCACTGTCAACGCTAAACTCGGCGGTAGTTCAGCCGGCACTTTCGCGAGCGAAGGGCGAGTGGGACAAACACAAAGAGGACATCAAGCGCGTCGCTGGGGGAGCGATCGACTGGCTGAAGCAACACTGGGACAGCGTGCTTGCGACGCTTCTGGGGACCGTCCTCGCGCCGGGGCTCGGCTCGATGTACCAAGCGGTCAAGGATAACTTCGGCCTCATCAAAACGACAGTTCGGACGTATCTGAGCGAAGCGAAGGCGACCGTCTCGACGCTCATGGGGGCGGTCAAGACCCAGATCGTCACTCCTCTGACGACTGCCGGGACGGAGACGAATCGGGTCTTCGGCGAGATCGTCGCGGAAGTCCGCCAGAGCCTCGGCCTTGTCCGCGATGTCGTTTCGCGGGTCACGGCAGTCGTGCTGAAGGCGTGGAACCGTTATGTCAGCGAGATGTCCGAGACGTTCCGCACCCACCTCTCGGGGAGCAACGGCATCGTGGCGAACGCCCGGGACGCCTTCAACACACTTTGGGATAATATCATCAAGCCGACGCTCGACACCATCCAAGCAGCGTGGGACAAGTGGGGTGACGAAATCCTCGGCGTCGTCCGAGGGACGCTCAACACCGTCTCCTCTGTCTTGGAGATCGGGATGGATGCGATTCTCACGACGATCAATGTCGTTCTTGACCTTATCTCGGGTGACTGGGAGGGAGCTTGGGACTCGATCGCGGGGTTCGTCGAACGCACGCTCGGCGAGATCGGCTCGTGGTTGGAATCGACCGGCGCGGCGATCCTCACGACCGCGATTGATACCCTCATTGCGGCCATCAAAACCCCGTTCGAGAAGCTGTATGACTTCTTAATCGGCGGCTCGCTCATTCCAGATCTCATCTCGGACATCACGGCGGCCTTCGAGAACTGGGATATCGTCGGGACGATCACCGACATTCTGTCGTCGGTGTTCGACGCGTTCGTATCGCTCGCGACCGACGTAATCGGCGACGCGGGCGAAATCCCCACTCTCATCAGCGACATCACAACGGCGTTCACGGACTGGTCCATCGTCGAGACGGTCACGGGTATCCTATCGTCGGTCTTCGACGAATTCTCGTCGCTCGTAACCGACATCGTTGGCGAGGGCGGCGAGATTCCCACCCTGATCTCGGACGTGACTTCGGCGTTCACCGACTGGGATATCGCCGAAGACGCGGCCGGCGTGCTCAGCGATGTCGTCGACGAATTCTCCTCGTTCGCGACGGACATCATCGGCGGCGAGGGGATCATCAAAACCATGATCGGTAATATCACGTCGTATCTGACGGGCGAGAACGGCGCGAAAGGCGCGCTGAAAAGCGCGGCCACGACGGCGTTCGATTCGATGGCCGGCGCGGCGAAATCGGCGTTCAACAGCGCGCTGCCCGACAAAATCCCCTCCATCACGATCGGCGGTAACACGCCCGACCCGCTGCCCGACGCCCCGGAGGTGACCATCGGCGGGCAGTCGCTTGACGCGCTCGAACTCGCCACGGGCGGGTTCATCGAAGACGACGGCCTTGCAATGTTGCACTCGGGTGAGTACGTCCTCAACGAGCAACAGGTCAACCGCACGGCATCGCCGACCACGACCGCCCCCGCGACGGCCGACCCCGCGGACATCGACGAGGCGGCCCTCGGCGAGGCGATCGCCGATAACATGGACATCGACCAGGAGATCATCCTCGATGCGGTCTTCGATCGCGGCGCGACGACCGACGCCATCCTCGACGAGATCAACGACCGCCGGACGCGACAGAGCGGGAGTTCGACCTAATGCCCTACCAGTGGTCGATCGACGGCGTACGAGCCACGGGTCACGACGAGATCCCGACGCTTCAGGTCGGCGCTTGAAGACGAACGAATAGGGGAGCTCCGCGCCGACCGAACGCCCGCGACGCCGAAGCGCGCCACGCCGACGTGCTCGAACGCCTCCAGTACGCGACCGACGAGCACCTCGACATCCATCCGGTCTTGGAGGGCGCGCCGATGTATACCGACCAGTCCCCCGAGGGCCACGACCCACTCGTCGCCATCGACGCCACGGGGTCGGGACCGCCGCCGGTCCCCCGCGTGTGGGGGCTCATCGTCGGCGGCGAGGACGCCGCCGACCCGTCCGGGGCCGTGCTGGCCGTCGATCTCGACGTACTGGCGCTCGCGCCGCTCGCCGAATACGCCGACCGCGCGGCCGTCAAGGACGAGTTCGAGGCGACGGGACCGAGCTGAAGAACGCCAACAGACCGACACAACACACCAATCATGACATACGGCAAAACCGATTACGGCTGGGAGTACACCTTCGGCGTCGCCTACCAAGATCAAACGCCCGTAACGACCTTCGACATCGGACTGTACGACGACGCGGCCGACGACATCCAAAGCGACGGCGACCTCCCGCAGATCACCACCGAACCCACCGGCAGTACGTATTCGCGCCAGACCGTGAACGCGTCGGCGATCACGGCGGCGTTTCAGGGCGGCCGGTGGCAAGTCGCCTTTCCCGATGCGGATTTCGACGTATCGGATTCCTCGCAGACGGTGCGCTCGGGGTTCATCGTCGTGCAGTTCGCGGCCGACGGCGACGGATCGGCGACCGATCACCTGCTCGGGACCTTCGACCTCGGCGAGACGGCGGATCTATCGGCGCGCTCGGGAACGTACGGGATCGCCGAGTACGGCCTCTACGACAGTGATTGATCGTGCCGAGTACCTACACCTCCAATTGGACGGAAGTCGAAAGCGGTTCGAGCACGAACTATCAGGTGCCGGACAGCCATAACATCACCGGCGCCGAGGTCCGCTTTCGCGGCATCACCGTCGAATCGACGGAGGACAGAAAACGATACAACAAGAGCCGGTTCGACGGCCCGCTCGAATACTACCCCGACAAGCCGTCGGAAACCGCCGATATGAGTGTGGGGACGCCATCGTATCCGCCCGACGCGTCGGAGGACAAATACGCGCGCTTGGATCTCCGCGACGACTTCGAGGGGACCGCGACGATCGAGTATTCGGCGGCGAATTCGAGCGGCGAGTTCAAGCAGCGGTCGAGCGGCCTCATTGTCGAAGGTATCGAGCTGTATGATTACAATCAATACGTCGAAGTGACCGTCTCGCCGTACGCGCGCGAGGGTCGGAGTGGATCGACGGGGCACAACGCCAGCGCAGAAATAGTGCTGCAGTACGACGTCTCCTCAACCGAGCGTTCGGACCCAGAAACGACGCTCGGCGAGGGCACCGTCGACTTCCCGACGCTCGACGACGGCGAAACCACCTCGTGGTCCTTGATCGACGGCTTTGCGACCGGCGCGAACGAGTTTTCGCACACGATCGGCGGCTCGGCGAAAGCCGACTTTCAGTTTCGCTATACCTATACGGAAAACGCGTCGGTGCCGATCGGGGTCTCGGCGGGGACTCGTTCCGCGACGATCATCGACGAAACCGTCACTGCCGGACGGGTGCCCGCGGCCGCAACGACGCTCGATTCGTTGCCCGACTTTTCCGGCCAATCGGGCTGGCTCGCACGACTGACGACGCTTGAGGGGACGACCGAAGCGTTCGGCGCGGAGCGGTTGATGGGCGTCGACATCAATCCCGAGCACACCGCCGCGTGGGGCGGCACGATCGACCTCCCACCGATCATCGACCCCGACGCGTATCGCGGTGGCTCGATGGAGCTGCGCTATGACGGCGCGTTAATCTTGCGCTGTCCCACGCTCATCGACCGTGACGAGGCCGACGACGGCACGATCACGATCAAAGGGGTGGGGCCGGCGAGCGAACTGAAGGCCAGTCCCGTCGATCGGGACTTCCGATCGGTGCTCGCGACCGACGCAATGGAGACGTTGCTCGTTGACGACGCGGACGTGCCCGGCCCGCAGGTCACGATCCACGACCCGCCGGATCGGCCCGTCACCGACGAGATCGTCCAATCGGCGACGACGCGCGAGGAGTTCGCACAGTTCCTGTCCGGGCGGTCCCGCAATAGCTCGTCGGGGCAGTTCGCCGACGAGAGCACCGCGGCGGACGGCTGGCCCGACACGGCCCCCTTCGAGTGGTCGCGGAACGACGGCATCGCGGTGACGAAAACCCTCCGATTCACCGAGGCCGAGAACGGCACGCTGGGGTCGGGCGTGTCGCCGTCGGGGGCGTCGGGGGCGTCGGGCGGCTCGGTCGTGCGATTCGCGGCCGCCGGCGACGAGGCCACCTATGCGGCATCGTTCGAACACGAGATCCCGGAAGGCTCCTTCGGCGTGGCGATCCGCGCGAAACCCGAGTCGACGGGCGATACCGGGACGACCACGTTTCGGGCGCGCGTCGACGACGAGGAACTGCTATCGGCGCCGGCGAGTGACTTCGGCGCGGCCGGCACCGGGTTTTCGTGGGTTCGCACCACCGTCGACTTCCAGCCCGGGACCGAGGTGTTCGACCTGACGCTCGATCTCACGCAGTCGGGCGCGCTCCAGCTCGACGTGGATGCGGTCGCCTTCTACGACGACCGGTACGGGTATGACTTCGACGATTCGACGGACGCGAACGACGCGCTCGAAGGGCCGCAGCTCTATCCCGACGCCGCTGCAGTGGCATTCGAGCCGGCCCCGGCCGGCATCGTTCTCGATTCGGCGACGGCGACCGCGACCGTCGACGCGGCGGGCGCGGCGAGTACCCTCGGTCTGCGGGGCCCCGACGGCACGGGGAGTGCGTCCTCGATCGCCGGCACAACCGACAGCCACACCGCATCCTTTTCGGGGACGGTTCCGGGGGTCCGGCCGATCGTCGAGTTGTCGCGATATGCGGACGGCCGCACGGAGACGCCGACGACCGGCAACGCGGGCCAGACCCTCCAGTCGATCCAAACGACGATCTCGGGCAACGCAATCCCGGTGATCGAGGAGCGCGGCTTCGCGGAGACCACCGCCTTCGACGCCGTGCAGACGCTCTGCCGCGATTACGATTTCAACTGGGTCGTCGAACACGGCAACGAACGCGGCACCTTCCGCGTCGAGATATTCAAACGCGGCGACCCCGCGCTTCGCCGACAACTGCCGGCGGGGACGGTCGTGATGGACTCCTCGGAGTCGGCGGCCGCCGAGAACTACAAGAACGAGGTCACGGTGGTCGGCGATCGCATCCCGGACGGTGGCGGCGATCGGTACCGGTGGACCGAATCGGCCGACGACGAGATCGACGAGTTCGGTCGCGAGCCACTCCGCATCGAAAACGACGACCTCGAATCCACGAACGACTGTCGGGTGGTCGCGCGGTCGGCACTGGCGAAACGGCTCGACGAGGACGACCGCGGCGGCAAGCTCTCGATCGTCCCCCAGACCATCGTCGAACCCGGCTATCCCTACGGCGTCAAGCAGTTCTCGGAGGGCGACGCGGTGGGATGGGGGCAAGGCGCGTGGGGCGAGTTCGCGTGGGGGTCGCCACAGGCGTTCGCGACGGCCGAGACCGCGACGTTTTCGGCGTCGGCCGGCGACGTCTCGGCGGCCGTCGACTTCGACGATCGCGCGCGAATCCTTAGCGCATTCACGGGAGGCTTCTGAAATGGGACAGCAATACAACGATATATACGTTCCGGCGACCGGCGAGAAGAACTGGACGCAAGGCGGCGAGTTGAACGACGGCCTTGAACTGCTCGCGAAACGGAGCGCGATCGCGAGCGACGACGGCCAGACGCTCGAAGCGAGCGAGATTTCCTCGACGCTCGTCAACGGCGGCACGATCACGTCGTTGCTCGGGGCCAACATCTCCGACGATGGCGGCTCGCTCGCCGTGCTCGATGCCGACATCCGGGCCGCCGTGGAGGGGGGAAGCGACGTTGCGGACCTCTCCGGTGCCGACGGCACGGCCGACCAGGTGCCCCAGACGGACGGCGCGAACGTGTCGTGGGTCGATCTGCCCTCGGGGACGACCGATACGCGGATCGACGTCGCCGATAGCGGCGGCGTGGTCGTCTCCGAGCCCGACGAGATGACGGTCTCCGCGTCCGGGGACGCGTCGGTAGCGGTCTCGGACGATGGCTCCGGCGGCGTGACCGTCGATGTGAGTGCGACCGACACCCAAGCGTTCTCGGTTGCGGCCAGTGGCGGTCCCGTCTCGCTCGGCGGGGCCGAGGAGGCCGTGATCGACACGGGACACGCGACGACCAACGACGGCCACTTTTTCGGGACTGCCGAAGTCCCCGACGGGATGGATTATGCAGTCTCGACGCATCGGGACGCGAGCGGGAGCGGGACCTGGAAGATCCACATCGAGCAGAACACCACCGCAATAACGTCCGGGGACATCGACTGGGTGCTGTGGGGGGCCAGTCCGTGAGCATCAACAGTGCGGGGATCATCAACGAGTCGGGCGGCGGGACGACCGTCGTTGAGGACTGGGAGGGCTCGTCCCCGCTCTCGGACTGGTCCGGCGACACCGGCGGCGTGAAAGTCGCAGATTTCTATTACTACGAGGGAAGCCATTCGGTTTTCTCCAAGTCCGGTTATGGTGACAACATCATCACAAAAGACGGAACGAATTATGGGCCAGCTGACACTCCGTTTTCGGTATATATTCACAATCGAGACGATACAAACCCCGGCGGGATCGCTTTCGGAGGGCAGAACAGCAACGGGAGGGGTGGATTTTCCGGCTATTCGGCGGTTAGTTATGGCTATGGCTCTCTATATTTTTTCCGTTATGATTCGGGCAGTAGAACTTCCCTTAGGTATACGTCTTCCGCCGATCTAACCGAGTTTCGGGTAGTGCTGTCGGAATGGAAATCCGGAGGTTCGATGACGATGGAACTGAGGGATTTGAATGGGAATGTCAAGGATACGCTATCAACGACGGATGGGACGTATGGTAGTGGACGTATCGGAATCAAAATTAAGAACCCTCTCACATCCGATTACCTGACGGTGAATGGAGTCTGACAGATGAGCACACAAACGCACGACAGATGGTTTCTGACGCCAGCAGTGACGCGTTCTGTGGACGATTCGAAAGACGACGTTCTGACGGCAAAATACACCGACGCTGATGGTATCACGGGGTGGTCGGGCCAGACGATTGACCCCGCTACCGTCGCCGATTTCTATCCTGCGTTGACAGACGCCCATCCCGACGTGGCGTAATGGTATATCGCGCGGCTGTATGGCGACGGGACCACGGGCTATCAGGCACTCGACACCATCGGTCTGAATGGGGACACCCGGACGTTGGGCGACCTCGCAACCGACGTGGTGCCGGTGCTCTCGGCGCGCTTTCCCGATGTCGATAAAACGCCGTCGGAGTGGGCCGATGCGTTCCGGATCGAGTGACGAATAGGGTGGAGTATCCGTCACCGACATCGAGACGGTGGCGTTGACCACCTGTAAGACCGGCGGACGTAAACGGTGAAGTGCCTGCGTCGTTGCGATCCCGCATGGTCGAGACCGACGATTTGTTGTCCATCTTCGATAAGGCGGTGGTGGCGACCGCGGTGACGGCATCCATCGTTTTTCTGTCCCGTGGCGATCAATACGTCGCGTTCCTCTGGGTCATGATCGCCACCGCCCACGCTCGGATCGCCTTCGACCTGCAGTGGACGTGAGTAGACGCACGCGCGCGACGATTGACTAACGGCGGGCGTGGTGGCCGCTGTGCGGGCGCTCGCGACCGACAGCGACCGCTCCAGCGGCCGCTGTGGTGTGCGAGACGTGTCCGAATTTCAAATCATGGACCAGTCAGATTTCATCGTCGGGGTCGGCACACCCGACGGTCGACAGGCGACGTACAGCATCGAGATCAACGGCGAGCTCGCCGAAGCGGACGGATCGCTCGAAGGCAACGACTCGATCAGCGGCGGCTGGCAGGCGAGCGGCGAGGTGTGGGGCGGCTGGGACGAATATCGGGTCCGCGGGTGGATCGCCTCAATTGAGGCCCCCGATGGCGTGCAGGTCGAGATCGACGGCGAAGCGATGAGCCACGAGGAAGCGCTCGCGTATCGGCCCGATCGCTTCGGCGGCGGTGGCGATGGTGGCGGTGGTGGCGGCGGTGGCGGTGACGAGACCGGGACGGGTAACGGAGCTCCCGACGACCGAGGCGGGAGCTCCGCGAAGCGCGCGCCGTGGAAAGCCCGCGCCGGCGAGGCCTCCGACCCGGCCAACGGCGTCCTCGGTCGCACGGAGCGCTCGTCGGGCGACCGCACGCTCCGGGTCGGCCACGGCGAGTTCGGCACCGGCAAAGGAACCGAGACCGAGCCGCTCGGGACGATCCAGGACGCGCTCAACTGCGATCCCCGGAGCATCGAACACGACTGTGCGATCGCCGTCTCGAAGGGCGTTCACGGCAACGAACCGGGCTCGGCGCTTAACTCCGGGCAGGTCGGCGTGCATCAGACCGCCGACTGGCGACTCCGCGGCGCTGGTCGCGACCGGACCACGGTGCAGGTCAACCAAGCCAATTTTCAGTTCGACGCCGGCACCGCACAGAACGCCCGCCTCGAATCGCTCACGCTTGAGGGCACCATCCAACTCTACGGCGGCGAACTCGGAATCAGGGGCTGTCGGCTCGACGCCGGAAAGCGGTGGGGCGGTGAGGGGGCCGTGCCGCTCGACGCCTACGGCGGGGACTACCAGATCCGCGACACGACGATCACCGGCGACGGGGCGGCGATGAATCTGGTCAAGGGCACGGCCGTGACCTTCGGCCCCGGTGTGACGGTGGACGTCGACGGCCCGCTCGCGACAACGGGAGCCGGTGGCGGGACCGTCAACATCCACAGCGACACCGAGGTTTCGTGTGCGTCGCTCACCGACACGGGCTGGGACCAGGCGCTCGTCGTGATCAACGACCCCCACAAGGCGCTGCGGGGGATCGACGAGGGTGCGTTCGCGGACGTGCGTCGATAACTGTTTCTGGGGCCGATCTCTCCACGCCTAACCTGAGTTTTGGGCGTGGAGATGGTACTGCAGCGTAAAAACGAGCAGTGGCAACGTTAGCGAAAAATGGACGTCAATCGGCCGATTCGCCGGCCATTTCAAGGTACGTCTCGGCGAGCATTGTCAGCGCCTCGCCCATTGCGAGGTCGCCGTCGACCTCGTACTCAATGCGGCGCTTCGCTCGCTTCAGCGTTTCGAGCTCGTCTTTGTACACCCGGATCGTCGTCGCTTTGCGGCCGTCGGTAGTGGTATCGGACACGGGTCAGTCCCCTTGCCCGACGCGCGTCACGACCACCGCGTGGCGCTCGTCATCGTCGAGATCGGGGTGGCCGTCGCGCTCCTCTTCGAGTCGGTACTCGCCCCAAGTCCAGCGCCGCTGGGTCGCGCTGCCGATCTTCTCAACGCTATCGGGCTGGCGCGAGGTCTGGATCTCGCCGGCGGGCGTGTCGATATGCAACCGCGGGTCATCGCGGTGGCTCAGGTCCCTGACGGGGGTGCGGCCCTCGCCGGCGAGGGGCGCAAGCGTGTCCATCAGGCTGCGGTCCCGTTCGTCGGTGTCGGCATCGGCCACGTCCACGCCGCCGTCGGTCATCGGCTCTTGGCTGCCACGCTCCCAGAGCGTGTTCGGGGGCGTGCCTTCGGCCGCACCGTCAACGAGTTCGGCTCCCCATCCGTCCCACCCGCCTCCGACCGAGTCCACACGGTCGGGGCGATACGTTGCGATAACGCGAGTCGTCTCGTCGGCTTGTCCTTCGGCACGGAGCCGTCCGTCGTAGACGTAAATGTATTCGACGGGACAGGTGTTGGCGACACTGCCGAAGTAGCCCGCGAGGTCGCTGCGCCGTATCGTCGTAGGGACCGTAACGGCCTGTCCATCGTACTCAACCTCAACTTCGCCGCCGTCCGCTTGGGATGTCGTTGTCATGGTTTGAGTGGCCTGCCGTCATCAGGACGGGGGCGGCCAGCCCCCCGCCGACACAGCTCGGTGCTGCGTTTCGGCGTCGGCCGGCGTCGTTAGTATTTGGTGTCCTCGTACTTGCACCCGCGGGGGCCGTTGACGCCCTCGGTGTGATCGAAGTGATCCATGACCGCAAAGCCCATGTCGGTCAGCCGCTCGTGGAGCACGTCGGGCACGGCGTTGTCGCCCGAGTGGACGTAAATCGTCTTGGACGAGCCGCGGTCCTCGTAGCCGATCTCCATCCGGTTGAGCCCCGCGTCGGCGGCCGCGTCCGCGATCGCCCCGGCGAGGGAGTCGGTCGCACCCTGATGGCTGAGATGGCGGTTGATCGCCGTCTCCGATTCGCTCGCGGTTTCGTCGGTCCAGTTCTGCTCGGTCGTATCGTCGTTGGTTGCGCTCATGGTCGGTTGGTGTGGCGGGTTCGTTCCCCCGCTCACATATACACTATATACCCTCACAGTAATAAATGCTTTGATTCTGGGTGGGGTTGTCAAACAGCAGGGGTGTCAAGCCCGCCGATCATCGCACAACCCCGAACTCATCGAGCGTCGCGCGCTCGCTCTCGTCGTCCTCGGCGTCGTCGGGCTCGCCCAAGATTACCGCGTCGTCGCCGGCCACGATGATCGGGTCGCAGCCGGTCATCGTTCGACCACCCCGCCGCAGAACCGGCAGCGATTCTCCGGGTTGGGCGTCGAAGGTTTGCAAGCGACGAAGTACCTCTCCATACCGGAACAGAGGTCGTCCTCGCGTTCGGCAGTGACTTGCTCCCACAACCCGCCAGGAAGGTGGCGGCCGTTCCGTGCCGCCGCTCCGATCGCCGCATGGCGCGTCTCAAAGCGGCCGATGTGAACCGCACCGTACCGCCACTCGTCGTCGGTCATGGCTCCTGCACCGCCTTGCGGTTGCCCTCGCGAAGTGCCGCGTCCGTCACGACGACATCGATCAGCGCGTGGACATGGGTCTGCTCAACGACATCCGCGAGCGTCCCGACCCGGGCGTCGGCGAGCGCCGTCTCGCCGTGTGGGGTCTCGGGCACGTCGGCAGGGGCGTGTTCGCGACACCACACCGTGTTGACGCCCCACGTATCAGCGCCGTCCATGCTTCGGGCGCACACCACGACCCGTGCGCCTTCCAGCAGACTCCCGCACTGACAACAGCGCGGCGTGTCGCCCGGCAGTTCGTGGCCGCTGAGGATCTGGCGGACGGTGGTCTCGTGGGTCATCGCCAGCTCCTGTGACGTGCACAGCCCTCGTCGTGCAGCATCCCCTCCGCAGACGTAACTACCTCACTACCGCAGCCGGAACACCGAAGATAGCGACCGTGCCGGCTCCGGTGCTGGGTGATCTCTGGGAGTTCGTCGTCCGCGGGTTCGTCGACGGGATACGCGTGCGCGGCGAGGCGGGTCATTCGCCGTCACCACCCTTCGCTGCGGCCGCGCGCCGCGCCTCGTGTTCGATCTCTTCACACCGGATGCACAACCGCCCGCCCGGCCGCGCGGAGCGATGGCAGTGCTCGCAGGTCATCCGCCGTCCTCCCCCCCGCCGAACAACGCCGACAGCGGCTCGGAGTCCCTAACGTCGGCCGCCCGATCGGCGAGGACATCCGCGATCTTGTCGTCGGTCATCCCCGCACCGCGTGCCTCGTGGATTGCATCGTCGATCTCCCGTCCGAACTCCCGCTCCGCGCGAGTCATCGGAACCGCCCTCCGGAAACACGGTCGCCGCACCGAGGGCAGGTGTGGAGCTCGCGGTCGCGGCCCGTCTGGGAGTCCCGCGTCACGCTCACGTCCGCCTCGGCGCTGCCTGCACACGAACACGCCGCCGCGCCGTCGGGCAGCGTCTCGGGGTGGATGTCGCGCAGGTGCTCGCGGCGGTCGGCGCGGCGTTTGAAGCCCGCACCGCACTCCGGGCACTCGTGACGGTCGTCGGGGATGTCGGCGAGTCGGCTCATCGGCTCGCCTCCGAGCCGCCGTCGGTCGCCACGTCCGGCTCCACGACCGCGGCGTTCGCGAGTCGCTGCCAGACGACCCAATGCCCGTGCGACGTGCTGGAGATGCACCCCTCACAGGGGAGTCCCCGCTGGCCCGCGTCAGTCGGACCGCCGCAGCCGGCGACGTCGTGCGGGCAGCCGAGCTCGCTCAGGGCCGCGAGGACCCGCGCCACAAGGCGGGTGTTCGGCGACGAGCGGTAGGCGTGGTGGAGCGCCGCGCGGGCGAGGTGGACGCACACGACGTTTCTGAAGTGCGCGTCCTCACAATCGCACGCGGCGGCGTCGGTATCCACGAGGTGCTCCTCGTGGTCGTCGCCGTCGCGGGCGACGAGATACTGCGCGGGTGCGTGGTCGCGGACCGTCATGTCGTCGGTCAAAGCGCGTTCAATTCTTTCGAGGTCAATGCGTCGGTCGTCGGTAGCGTTTTCAACGCTGGATTGCGTAGTTGCCATCGCTCTGTTCTCAGAGCGCAGGTCCCGCGCTGCAACGCGGGGCCGAAATCGCTTCTCGGCGGTTCCTGCGCCCATACAGGTGCTCATAGCCCCACGACTATAAATCTATGCATCTATTCATCGACGGAGTTATACAACAGAAGCCATTATGGAGATATATGGCACAGGAGGCCAAATCGGCTGCAATGGCCGATCGAACCAGCATCAGCGTGACAAGCGAGCTTGCCGATGAGCTCTATTCCCGAAAAGGACGTGGAGAGAGCTATGAAGACGTGATCTGGCAACTGATTGAGGAGGCTGACGATGGCTAATGTCAAGTTGTGCGACCGTTGTGGGGAGCAGTTTAACGGGTGGCGTGCCGTGACCCGCGAATATCTCGTCCACCGAGACGTGCTTCGGAACAGCACGACCCCCACTGTCCGACACAAACCCATCGACCTCTGCGATGACTGCAATCAGGGGTTAGAGGAGTGGCTTGACGGCCCGCAAGAGGGGATCAACGATGACTGACACAAACGACACACCACCCCACGAGGCGTGGTTCGTCGTCGAAGCCACCGTCATACACGACCGTGACAACCCGCTCTCCGTGCACCTTAGAGGCCCGTTCGCAACCGAGAAACGGGCCGAGCAGGAACGCGACGGCCAGCAGGAGGCGTGGCAGCACGGGCGGGCGGAGTGGGACAGCGACAACCCATATGCCTTCATCGGATGGGACGTCGTGCGAAAGCACATCACCGACTTCCAGATCGAACGGTTGGATCGCCAAGACGAGGAGTCCTATCAAAAACTGCGAGCAGCGGCCGATGCCGTCAGCGCGGGGTTGCTCGCGGACGAAGGGATCGGTCCGATGGCGGGTGAGAACAATGACTGACACCGAATCCACATTCCGAGTCGAAACCGAACAGGGCAGGAAAATACTCATCCCGCAGTTCCAACCGAGCGACCTCGACGACGACCAGCGCGCGGTCTACGACGGGCTGCGCGAGGCCGTCGCGGAGCAATACGTGGGCGCGATCGTCGTCAACGAGATCGCCGCCCCCCACTTCGAGGCCGGTGAGACCGTCACGCTTGAGGCGGCCGCGAGACGGTACGCGTTTGGCGCTCGCGAAGCCGTCGAAGCGTTTCGGGCGTTCCAGGCGGATCTCAAAGAGACGCTTGCCCCGGTCGTTAGCGACCTCGCCGAGGCCTGCCAGCCGTTGGTCGAGTGGCGGCAGGATATGGCGGAGAGTATGGCCGAGAACTTCGGCGACGAATGACAATCATGCACAACGCCACCGAAATCGAAAAACGGTACCACCCGCCGACGGAACCGGACGAGAAGAACAGGGTCGACGTCAGTATCACCGTGGAAGGGGCCGACGGCGAGGACGCGCTCGCACTCGCCGCCGAGCTGCGCGAGGCCGTCGCGGACGCCCACCGGGGGTATCAGGGAGAGGGCGATGGCTGAGTTTGATATTGGGTGCCCCGAATGCGGTGCGGTGGCGGGGTTCCCGGTCTCGAAAGAGGTGGCGAAGCGGGCGGCAGACGACCTGAACAACGACGGATTCGAGTGTGCCGCGTGTGGTTCCGATGGCGACTGCGACTTGGTGGCGCTGTGAGCTGGGAGCCCCTCGCACTGTTCGGCGCGGCCGAACGTGATTTGTCGCTGTACGAGCGTCGACAGCAGGGGTAGTCGCGGGACTACCCGTCGCTCTCGCCGTCAGGCAGATCGACCGTCAGGGTGTGGGTGCCCGACTCGAACGTTCCGGTCTGGCTGTCGATGAACTCCTGGTCGGCCTCGGTTTCGGGGCTCCAGCCCGGCCCGACCTTCTCGTAGCTCGCCAAAGTGAGTGTCACGGGCTCGCCCTCGGCGACGGTGAACGTGATCGCGGCGGTGCCGTTCTCGACGGTGATGGTCTCGCTCTCGATCCGCTCGGCGAGCGCGTCGTCGGTCGTGAACTCGCCGTCGGAGCGACGCGTCACCGCCTCGTCGGTCGAGCCGTGGGCGAACCGAACCAACTGGTCGTTCGTGTAGGTGCCGTTCGGCCCGCGGAGGTTCTCGATCGCCTCGCCGGCCACGAAGTCGACCTGGTAGTAGACGGTCTCGGACTGTGCGGTCTCTGCGGCTTCGGTCGTCGGTTCTGCGGTCGTTGTCGCGGTGGTCGTCGGGGTTGCCGTCGCGGTCTCGGTTTCGGTCTCGGTTTCGGTTTCAGTGGGCGTGTCCGTCTGCGTCTCGGTGGCGGTCGTCGCGGTTGTCGTCTCGGTCGGCGTCTCAGTGTCCGTCGGTGCTTCGGCCGGCGGCTCAGTGGTCGGCGTGTCCGGCGCGCCGTTCACCGGGCCGGATTGGTCCGGGAATTCGCTTTCGCAGGGAATCCCGTTATCGTTCTCGTCGAGTCCGGACGTGTCATCGGGCGCTTCGGCGGCGAACACCGCCCGGGCCTCCGCCGCACTGTCGAAGTCCTCGCAGTCGTACGGGTCGGGCGTGTCGCCGTCGTTGCTCGGTGTCGGTGTCGTTACGCCGCCGTCCTGAGAGATCGCTCCCATCGGCACGGCGGTCAGTGCGCCGATCACGACCGCGAGCGCAACGGTCCCGACCGCGATCGCCCGCCATGGAATTCTGGTGCTGTCTTCCATATACGAGCGGATAAGACACAGGGTGTTCTCTTATAGCTATTCTAGATTCTCTGAGGGGAGAGTGGCGGTTGGCAGCGGCGGTGCTTCTGGGAGAAGTGGAAAAGCGGAAATGTAGTTTCACTTCCGGCGTGGTGTTGCCGAGAGTATATGGTGAGCATCCATGAAAGTTGTTGGCATGGATGGAGAGACGGGTGGGGGGCGAGAAGTATCGGTCAAAGAAAGCACCGACGAGTGGTTAGCTGCTGTTGCAGAGGGGGCCGGACTAACAGAAACTGAGATGGCTCGGAAGTGTCTTCGGTACGGACTATTGAATTACGAGGCGGCGATCGATTAATCAGCCGGCATCGCCGCCGTTTTCGGGTTTCCCTGACCGTGCTCCGCGATAAACTCCTTCATTAGCACGCGGAGCACGTCACTGCGGTTCGCGTTTGGTCCGACCGCCTCCGACGCCCGTGCCGCACCAATCGCCTTGTCGAATTCTTCGACCACCTGCTCGTCGATCCAAAACGATACGTTCTTTGTCCCGTCCGAGCGGTCGCCGGACCCTCCACCCTGGTGTGCCATGATGTCCTACAATAGTACCCATGGACTAATAAACCCCCTACTCGCCGGAGTATTATCGTCTCCGTGGTACTGGTTGTGACCGCAATAACTTAGTTGGTGTAGTACAGTAGTATGAGCTATGTCAAGCCGTGCTGCTGCGGCGGAAGACGACGGCGCGGGGAAGCGCGATCGGGAGAAGGTGAGCATCGAGTTTCGCGTCTCTCCAGAAATGAAATCCGCAGTGGGCGAACTCGTTGATGCCAACGACGAGACAGTACGAAACGTTTCGCAGGTGGCGCGGGTGTTGATCGCTTTCGGGCTCGCGAACGCCGACGAAGCGATCGAATATGGGGAGGATAACGACGTTTCGCTATGACCCGAGAAACCGCACGGGCGAGCGAATCGCCGACGGCGCTGGATGCGCAGCGCATCGTCGGACTGTCGCCCGCGAGTCCAACTGGCTTTGGACCTGCTATGAACGAAGAACCACGCTCTAATAAAGAGCACGACAACGAAGCACAGCACGACGACCATCACCGCGGCCGCGGGGTAGCGGGATGACATCCGACAGCGCTCGCGAATGCCACCGCGGAAACTGCGACGGCCGGTGTGTTCGGCCGATGCTTCATAACAAGGAAAGGGCCGACGAAAAGTGGGGGTTGGAGTGATGACCGCCGACGAGTGCGCCGACCACGACTGCCAAAACACCGTCGAGACCGACGACGCATGGTGTCTCGACTGTCGCGGAACGTTGTGCGAGGCTTTCCAGCAAGTCACCGGACAAGGAGGGTTCCGATGAGCGACGCCGACGAGCGAGACTGGCTCGCGACCTTTGAGGTCTATACGGACGATGCGGGCGAGTGGCGCTGGCGGCTTCTCGCTCGCAACGGCAAGATCATCGCGGATTCGGCGGAGGGGTATTCGTCCAAAATAAGCGCGCTCAATAGCCTCGATACCGTGCGGTCGGTCGCGCGCGACGCGCGCATCGACCTGGAGCGGACCGACGGCGAGCCGGTCTCCGACGGCGGTGAGTCGGCATGAGCGAACAAGAACCCGAGGGCGCGATCGACAACTCCTTCGACGAGGCCGAACGCGACCCACGGGAAGTCCTCGCCGAGGCCGCGGCCGAACACCATCGCGACCTGCAAAAGGGCGACGTCGCGATCGACCTGGTGACGCGCCAGCCGTTGTTCGTCACCGGCGTCGCCGCTTCGACACTGCCGGACTACTACGAGCGCGAGGAGTTCGACCTGCTGAACTACAAAGCACATCCGTACCTGCCCGTCCGGATGGACGATCGCGCTCTCAACTGCGTGTTCGTCCCACGATCGGTCGAGGGCGTCCACAACGCCGGCAAGGAGTACGCCTACCCCGAGGGCCGGCTGGCGAGAGTACCGATCGAACGCGCGGGAGGTGACTCGTCGTGAGCGACGATGAGCTGCTCTACAGGATCAACGTTCAGCATGTGGCGTCGCCAGCTGAGCTAAAAGCGTTCTGTGACATGCTCGAAAACCACAACTACGGCGTGACGACCGACCTATCGGGCGGTCGCATCGACGTGTACCGAGCGGGTGATTCGTATGAGTGACCTCGCCGATCGTGGAACCTCGTTTTGTCCGGCTTGCGGATCGAAGGTCCAGCAGGCGCAGTCAGTCAACGCCGACGACAGTCTCGATGACCGAGCACAGGGCGTCTACGAGAAGGCGGGTGCACACGTCGTGATCGACGGCAGCGTGGTGTCGGTGTACGTCCACGGCGATGCCGAGGAGGTCGCGACCGACGGCGGCACGATCACGGCCGAGGCCGACCCGCCAGCACTCCCGCAGGTGATCGCCGACGTCCTCGACGATGTGACCGGCGGGATCGATCGGCAGATCCTGATCGAGCGCGTCGCCGAGCTCTCGGGCGCGACGATCGAGGAAGTCGAAGAAGCGCTCGGCGGGGAGATCCGACACGGCCGGGCGATCGTCGTCGACGGCGAGGTCCGAAAGACGCCGAACCGGCGGTTCGCAGGCGGTGGTCGGCGATGAACGAGATCGAGGACGCGATGGTCGGCCAGACCGACAGCAAAGCGGTCGTCGTCATGTTCGCGTCCGATTCGTATGGCGGCGACGACGAGTGGGCGCTGACGCAGGCACAGGCGGCGTGGCTCCGCGACCGAATCGACGAGGAGCTCGCGCTGCTCGACGGCGGGAGAGTCGCGCCCGACACGCCGGCGACCGACGAGATCGACGTCGACCGGCACCCGCCCAGCGAGATGATGGGCTCGCCCGCGTACCACACTCAGCAGGACGAGGACGAAGGCGGCGACCCGGACGACGACGTCCAAGACGAGGTCGACGCGGAGGAGGTCCCCGGCGGCGAGGACGGCATCGGTGAGCGCACCTGCCCCGAGTGTGACGAGGAGTTCAAGAGCGCTCGCGGCGTCGCCGTCCACCGCGGAAAGGTCCACGGCGACGATGCCGACGGGGACGACGATGCCGACGCAGCGGCGGCCGCCGAAGGGAACGAGGACGGCCCGGAACCGGAGGCAGACGAGGATGGGGGAGAGGACGAGGGCGATCCCGGCGCGGCAGCGCTCCGTCGGCGACTCGACGAGCGCGAGAAGATGAACTCCGAGCAAAAGGGCGACGACGACCGCGTGAACGACGACCCACGAAACGGCGGCGGGAACCTACCCGACACTGAGTATTCATGTCCGGTCTGCGGGGAAAGCTTCGACGATGTCAATGCAATCCGAGCGCATCGCGACGACGACCACGACGAAACCGAGGTGGCCCGCGCCCAGCGCGAGCAAGTCCGCGAAGATCTGCCGCGGAACGTCTCGATCGCCGACGTCGAGCAGTCGGTCGCGGCCCACGGGACGCTCTATGAGGTCCAGCAGGACCTCCGGATTCCGCGCAGCCAGCTCAAGACGATGGTCGGCAAGCTGCAGCTCACCGACGCCTTGGAGGAGCACAGCGAGACTCAGGCGATCCACATGATCGAGGATCTGCACGACGAGCTCGGGATCGACGAACCGGTGCCGGAAGTCCCGGCGACCGACGGAGGTGAGTCGGGGTGA